CGCACCCTGCCGGCAGCATCGCGACGCGCACGCGAAAGCCGACCGACTTGAGCAAGAGGCCCGCCACGATCGCATCGTCGGTGGCCTGGATCTCACCGTCCCACATCAGCGTAATCTCCTCGACGCCCCGCTCCTTCAACGTCTGGAACTTCGCGAGCTGGCTGTTATCGCTGCCCGAGGACAGGTGCTTGCCGAAGGTGCCCACCGGCACGATGTCGCGCAGTTCGGCGTCGCCATCGAGCGCGATCTTGGTCGCGGCCACGTCGAACGCACCCTCACCCACTACGATACGACGCGTGTCACGGACGTTCAGCCCATTGAACAGGTGCACGCCCGAGCCGTCGATGCCGGGCGGGAACAGGTATTTCTTCTCGGCGCGGCCCGTGACGTCGCGACCTTGGAACGTCGCGACCTTGCCGTCGAGGTCATAGACCGGGATCAGAATGCGGCGGGACCAGTCCTGAGAGGCCCAGCCGCGCTCTGACAGATACCGGAAGCTCGCCCCGTTCGGGCAGTAGCCGAGGTGAAAATATGCGGCGAGCTCCGCGTCGATCCCGCGATTCTCCAGATACGGCATGTTCTGCCCGTTGTGCGGCAGCGTGACGTGCTTGGGCAACTCCCACGCGCCCGGTGCGTTCTCGACCTTGGCTGAGACGCGACGCGCGGGCCGCCAGCCCATCTCGCGCGCGAACACGCGAATGTGATCGACCACCTTGCCGCCCATCGGCGAGCCGAGGTGCGCACGGATGAACTTGTATTTGGTGAAGAACCGCTCTTCGGCCGGGTGCGAGCCTGCAAAACAGTTCCCGACGCCCGACTCAGCATTGACGTAGACCTTCCAATCGCTGTTGCCGCACAGCGGACACTCGCGAATGTTCAACTGCTGCCCCGACCGTCCGTGCGTCTCCCGGTAGGAGATGCCCTCGCGGTCGAGGTATGCAGCCATATCGACGCGCTCGAGGAGCTCGCCGAGATCGTCGTTCACTTCACCACCTGAATGCGGCGGCAGCGCGCGGGGAACACACCATCGTGCAGCCGCTCGACCAGCCGTTCCAGGCGCGCGGTGATCCAGTCGTAGACGCGGTAGCGCAGCCGGGTCGACGGAATCACATGCCGGCACCGGCGGCGGTTCATCTCCGCTTCCCACTCGGGCGTGAGCGCCGTATCGACCAGCATGTAGTCGAAATCCCTGCGGCCCATCAGGTCGAGGCCCAGACGATCGACCTTCGCCTGGCTCCAGCACAGGCTGATGCCGTGCTCGCGCTGGAACTTCTGACACTGCTGCCAGTCGTTGTAGATGAGGACCAACGGACGTTCTTTCACAACTTGCTCCTTAAACGAACCCGAGGACTCGGGTGATGAATTTCATGCGGTCGAGCGCTTGCTCGATCTCGATGGTGAACTCGCCTTCCTGATTGCGCGACGCCGCGAAGAACAACCGGGCCCGGCCCGCTGCGCGCTCTTCGTCGGTGCGGTTAATCGAAATCATGAGGTCAGCAATACGGACCTTGTTGAAGTCGTCCGCGACGTGATCCATCTTGATGACGTTCGCGCTCGCCCCTACCCGGTTCGCTTGCGTGGCCGTCAGCACCGCACAGTCTTCGTGAATGGCGATACCGCGCAGGTCCACGTAAATCGACTTGCTGTTCTCGATGGCGCTGTCGGTGTGACGCTCCGGGCACATGATGTCGGCGTAGTCGACGATCACCAGATCGAACTTGACGCCCTTTGCCTTGTAGCGCTCGAGGAGGCGCCGCAGCTCAGACGGCTTCAGCCCGCCCGTCGGGTATTCGTGGACCTTGAACACCGACTTTGTGCCATCCGAGCGCAAGCACTTCTGCACGTAGTCCGACACCTTCTGCCGGACGTCGTGCGTATGGTGGTCGAGCTCCTTGAAAAGCGTCTGCGAGACGTTCGCGTCCATCCGGGCGCTGATGACCTCCTTGCCCACTTCGCACGACGCATACAGCACGTTGAAGCCAGCGGCCCATGCGTTCAGGCCGAAGTCGATCAGGCTCGTCGTCTTGCCCGCTTTCGGGCCGCCGAGAATCACCTGCAGCTCCTTGCGACCCCAGCCCTTGTGATACAGGAGCTCGTCGATCACCTTGTAGCCGGTCGTGATCCCGCTCGGCGGGGCCGTGCCCGCGGCGCGCTGCAAGCGCGTGGCAGTGCGGCTGTCGATCTCGGCGCCGTAGTCATACTCGTCGTCGCCAGAAGTCGCCCCGACGTCGAGCGCGCCACGCATGAGCGTGGAGATCGCATCGAAGTTGCCCTTGTCGAGCATCGGGATCGCCTTGAACATCGCTTCTTGCACCGCCTGGTGGCGGGCGAAGGTGGCGATCTGATCGACCACGTAGTCGCGATCCGAGATGTCTTCGGTGAAGAGCTCCTTCAGCCGACCGATGGCGGCGGCCGCGAGGTTCTTCGGCAGCACCTTCGAGTCGATGTCCTCACGAATGAGCGAGGCGTAGATCGGCAAGCCCGAGGGCGCCTTCTTGTATTTGCCAAAGTAACGCAGCGTCGAGCCCACGAGGTAGGCTTCGATTTCCGACTCGAAGTATTCGGGACGAATGAGCCCATCCACCATCGAGTTGAATGTCGTGTCGCGCAGCGTCAGCGCGGCGATGCGTGCCTGGAACTCCGCGTCAAAGTTGAACTTGGGAGGTTCCTCGACCGCGCTCGCCGCCGGCACTACCGTGAGTGCGGGAGCGGCTGCGCTCATCAGTTCACCGCCTTGGTCATTTCAGCCAGCGACCGGAAGCCCTCTTCGTCGCGCTCGGTGTCGTGAATGTTGCGACGGATCTCTTCGCCCCAGAACTGCTCGATGGCGCTTTTGTAGAACACGCGGCGAACCGTCTCGCCCGCGGCCGCACGATCTTTGTCCGGGTGCGCCGTCTTGAGCGTGATCGTGTATTTGTCGCGACCCGTGATGACGCCTTCGAACGCAACGCCATCGCCCTGCGTGATGATCGTCGCCTTCTGGCCGCCCTCTTGCATCGCCTTCAGGATGACGTCGTGCCCGCCGGTGTTGGGCTTGCGTGCCAGCGGCGGGCGTGAGACGTAGCCTTCGCGCGCGGGTTGCTGAATGCGACGCGGGTAGTCGGGGGTGGCGCGCAGCGTTGAGCGGCCATATGCAAGTTGTTCGGCGCGGGCTTGTTCGGGGGTGAGGCTCATGTGAAACTCCGGGTTGAATTGAATGAGACGTTAGGTCGTCTGCTCACCAGTATAGTAACGAATTACTTATCGGATGAGACAACGAACTTTCGAGCTTGTGAGAGGGTCGCCTCGCCGAATGCCGCGCCTACCACCGCTTCGGCGAGCACGTTCTCCTGCAGCAGTCGTCCGAGCAGCATGGCGCGGTTGCCGCCGCGGGTTTTGACCTGATCGACCTGCCATGCCTGGTAGGCTTTCTGGTCGGGGTGGCCGGTGTAGTGGCGCGCATCGAACCGCTCTTGCTTGGCGAACTGCGTCTTCGCGCGACACTCGCGCAGCCACGCATCGCGCACGTCGAGCACGACCTCCTCCGCGTAGAGCTGGTTGGGCCGGGGGCAGACCCGCCAGCCGCGCTCGCAAAAGCGCTTCATGATGAAGTCGAGCGCGAACTCGTAGCGGCAGCCGATCGCATCGAACGATTGACGCGCCCGCCACATCGCCGAGAGCTCCCGGTTCTCGAAAAGCTTTTCGACATCGAAACCCTGCACGCCCGCGACTGTGCGAATGTCTTTCTGGCGGGCATACGCGCGCTTGATGCTTTCCGCGTATTCGTGGGCGAAGAGATAGGTGGCTTGCACCGGGTGGCAATGGCGGTAGTCGAACCACTTGCGGCCGAACAGCAGGCTCTCGGCCACCCGCAGCGAGGGGTCGATACGGGCCAGGGCCAGCATTTCACAGTCCGCGGGTGTCAGCGATTCGCCGAAAAATTGAGGGAAGTTCACGTCCTGTGTTCCTCTTAAATTCTAAAATTAAAGTAAGTTTCTAGTTTCAGTATAGAAAGAAGTTAAAGAAGGGTTATATATAAGGGGGAACCCCGTCCAAGCCCCAAGTGATTCCTCGTTCCTCAGAAACGCGCGGGAGACGGGTTTTAACCGCCTCCCTTCTTTCATTTAGCTGGCGTCGCTACCCATCACGCGGCCTCTTTCTCGTATGACTCAAGAATCTCCTGAATGACCCCGTGCCGCACCACGTCGCGGCGCTCGAACCGCACATGCCCCACGGTCGGAATCCAGGTGACGCGCTCGACGGCATCGGCCAGGCCCGACTTGCCGCGAATGTCGGTCTGCCCCACATCGCCGTTGACGATCATCCGGCTGCCCTCGCCGATGCGGGTGAGGAACATCTTCATCTGCTCGGGCGTCGTGTTCTGGGCCTCGTCCAAAATTACTATGCAATTTTTGAACGTCCGGCCGCGCATGTAGGCGAGCGGTGCGCCTTCGATGTTGCCCATGCGCTTGTGGTATTCGTAGGCGCCCGTGCCGAGCCGCTCCACCATCACTTCCTCGAAGGGGATCAGGTAGTGGCTGAACTTCTCTTCCATTTCGCCGGGCAGAAAACCGAGGGACTCGCCTGCTTCGACTGCGGGCCGCGTCACGATGATCTTCTCGATGCGCTTCTCACGCAGCGCGTCAGCGGCAAGGCTCGCGCAAACCCACGTCTTGCCCGTGCCTGCCGGACCGGTCGCGAAGGTGATGGTCTTGTTCTTGATGGACGCGATGTAGCGCTCTTGCGCGTCGGTCTTGGCGCGGATCGGCTCGTAGCACGGCTTGACCACTTTGCCCTGCGGCTCGCGCTCGAAGTCGTTCATCGGTGCACGGCCCTCGCGCTTCGTGTTGCGCGCTTCGGCGCGTCGAGTAGGTTGCTTTGCCATCAGTAGTGCTCCTCGGAAGTGAAAAGGCCCGACGTGTGCCGGGCCAAGCTGCTTAGTCTTTCTGTTCCTTGATGCCGAGCCGAGAGCGTTGCTCGGACTGGAACTGCTCAACCGAATCGACAAGCGCGTTGTGGCGCTCGGACAAATCGAGGTAGAGCTTCGTCAGGTCTTGGTCGGCGTCGATGAAGTCGGTAAAGCAAAGGGCTGGAGCGGCGTCGCTTTCTTCATCGCCGCTGCTGGCGGGACGAAAAGCGGCTCCTTGCCGACTGGCGTTGAGCATGCGCACAGTGCCAACGTCGAGACTAAAGCCGCAGCCGTCGCGAGCAGGATTCGTTTCATCGGGGTGGTTCTCCGTAGGGGTGACAGCGGTCTGCCGCTGGATCTGGGCGGTGACGCGTTTTTTGATCTGGGCCTTGTTCGTGTCGACGGCGGCCGCGATCGTCGCGGCTTTCGCCTCGACCTTCACACTTGCGTCCTGGGCCTTGGCGACGCTCGTCGCGTTCTGCTGGGCGGTGACGTGCTCGGCCTTCACTTCGGCCTTGAGCGCGCTGGTGGCGGCGTGGTGTGTGCCGGCCTCGAAGCCGAGCGCGAACACGACCAGCGCGAGAACGATCTGCAGGATGAAGGTCTTCATTTCAGGTCCATGAAGGTGTAGCGCTGGCGCCGATCGAACCAGATCGAGCGCACGTAGCC